ACCTTAGCGTATAACGTACCGCGTACAACTATAAAATAACTGTTGTAATAGATCTCGGCCTACCCATAGCGGTACGCTTCCATTTGACGATTGAAATCTGATGATTGAGAAGTGTGGGAATGGAGAGTGTGGGGGAGAGAGAGTGTGTATTGTATATATTAATATATATATATTATCTCTCTAGAAGGTAGACAGTACAGGTTAATCTGAGAGCAAGTCTAACGTCAAATCAATCCGTATAGCTATGGGTAGGCCTAATTCTATTGCAACAGTTATTTTATACTTGTATATAGTACGTTATACACCGACACTTCGTATTCTTTGACACTTTGTTTTCCGACACTTCATTCTTATTCACGACTATAACTCAAACCCTACCCCGATAAACCCAACCCGGAACGTAAAAATCCCTGCAGGGCGGTTAAACCCTGCAGGGAACTGTAATCCTCACTTTCACTTGGCTGCCAAATGCCTTGCCAGGATAAATTCATCCTTCGCTTTCTGCCCGTCTGTCTTAAGAATCTCGTTCGCTTCCTTAGCGATCTCGACCATTTGATCAAACGGCAGGTTCATAACCCACTTGCTCGCCGCAGCGATCTTCGCGCCACGACCACGACCACCACTCTTTTCGACACCGTATGAATCCCTGACAGACTTGTTTAGACACAAATCCAGGTTCGATGTGATAGTTTTAAGTATCGAATCATCATCGACTTCATACTGATCCCGCATTACCGACACGATCTTAGTGACCATGTCAGGAACATCATCCAGTGTAGTAGGCGTATAACTCTTGTAAGGAATTTGTAAGCCTTCTGCATGGTCCTGATTGGTTTCAATCCAATCCTTACCAATACGCTTGACAAACTTGCCACCGTCCTTGACGATATCGTCAAGTCTCAGTGCTGCAAATTGATCGACGCCTTTGGGGGAGATGCGAGAAACAAACAACGTCTTAAGTTCACTTGTCATAACATAGCCTCAAAAGAAACCCTAGTTCTGACGATTCTAACGTAGAATCATCCGTTGACGTATGTAGGACGGTTTATGGTACGTCCAGCCTAACCTGTAGCGTGACTTAACATCACTACAAGCGTAGCACACCTATTCACTTGTCAAAGAGCCTGATATCGGTAGCGGTCTGCGTCCATCAGGTTAAGCCCCGTATGGTCCGCCTCGCTACACGATAATGAATACATAGCAAGCCCCATGCCACAACAACGAATCCGCATTATTTCACCGGAAACTGCACTTTATCCGATCCATGCTGCGTAGAAACTAAGCATTTAACACGCCTAAAACGCCGATTGCTTAACTATTAGGCAAAGTAGGCCTACAATCACCAATTTGTAAGGTATCTGTTACCCATTCCGCCTTGTTTGTAAGGGTAAAGTATGGGTAGAAACTAAGCATGTCCGAATCATGCTGTAGTAAACACTAACGTAGGATATGGTTAAGTTGCCTAGATTGACATTTGGTCGGGCGGCTCCCCCTCCCCAGGGGTAGTCCGTCATATAACTGTTATTACACCCCTCAAAATACACAAAAAATTTTTAATCATCCACCCACAACCCACCTATGACTCACCCACATGACCTACAACGTACGACCTACAACGTACGACCCACAATGTATGACCCACAACGTACACAACACTTCGGATAAAATAAACAAGCTAGTGCTCTTACCGTGTTATGTCTCGCTACCGTGTTGGAATGTAGTATAAACAGTAAACACTTTGTTTAAGTGGAGGTAGTAAAATGGACGAACAGATTCAACCAGAATTTTCGGGATTTATTGACATGCCTGGTGGGTATGTTCCGAGAGCCGGCAGTGCGTATGAAGGGGTGAAGATGCTCAAGCATGAGCATATGAGAATGGTTGACTTAATCCTTGACGGGCATAGCCAGGCTGAGATTGCACGAGAGATGGAATACGCTCCGAATACTGTAAGTTTGATTGTAAATCAGCCGTTGTTTCAGAATGAACTCGCTGTCAGAAGGAAGCAGAGACAAAAAGTTCTCGATCTAGCGAGTATGCAGCCGAGAGATCAAGCTGCGGAGATATTGTACGACGCACTTCCAGCTGCCGCACACGAACTACAACGAATCGCACTTGGTGGAGATAATGATAAGGTCAGACTTGCCGGGATCAAAGAGATTTTTGATCGGACATACGGAAAGTCTATCGAACGGAGTGTGTCAGTTACAGCGAACTTGTCTATTAACACTGACAAACTGAAAGAACTTGAGTCAATTTTGGATGAAGATTTGGAGTCGAGAGTTCCGGAGGAGTCTGTAGAGAGTGTGATCTAAAGGTGATCTAAAAGTGGTCTGGTAAATGTCGTCAGACGCCGCTTATCCACTTATCCGCTTATCCACTTATCCACCCAATATCTTATTCTCCACTTCTCACTCTCCACTTCTTAAGTACCTCACATGCAAATACCCCACAAACCACCAGGTAACCAAGACAACCAGCCTGTTGTCTTAGCTCCGCATATGATCGCTAAGATCAAAAAGAAAGCTAAGGAGTCGTTGTACTTCTTCGCTAAGTGGGTGTGTGGGTATAGTAAGTTAAATAGGAGAATTCATCGTCCGATTTGTAAGTTACTCGAAGATTGGGCTAAACGTAGAGTTAAGATTACTCTACCACGTGGGTGGTATAAGAGTACGCTTGTAAATGCGTTTATGATCTGGGCTGGGTGTTGTGATCCTAATATCAGAATGTTAGTTGTTATGAACACACATAACAATGCGATCACTAAGCTGAGTTCGATTGATGCTCATTTCAAGCAGAACCAGATTATCAGAACGCTGTTTCCGGAAGTTCTGCCAGACGATGGGTGTACGTGGACACAGGAGTCAAAATGTTTGAGGCGAGAAAGTGCTTGGCCTGAAAGTACGTATGAAGCAGCCGGGACGAGAACTAAGGTCGTATCGCGTCACTATGACGTAATCATCGAAGATGATACGGTGTCCCCTGATCTGGACGAAATCACAGAAGATAACATGCTTCCTACAAAGGAAGATATTGGTCAGGCGATTGGTTGGCACAAACTGGCTAACCCACTTCTCACAGATCTCAAAACAGCGAGAATAATTGTCATAGGAACTCGTTGGTTCGAGAAAGATCTTTTAAGTTGGATCGACGAGAATGAAGGAGACATCTATCACAGTTACAACAGAGCTGCGACAGAAGATCCAAACGGAGCACCTAGTGAATCAGGTGAACCAAGCTTTCCTGAGGAGTTTCCAGCTGATATTCTAGACGCATTAAAGAAGTCAATGGGACCGTACATGTACAGTTGTTTGTACATGAACACTCCGATCAGATCCGGTGATATGTTGTTTCAACCGGAGTGGTTTAGTTACTACGATGTGCTTCCTAAAAGTAACAATCTGTTCTTTTACACGACTGTTGATCCTGGCGGAGACCCTGAGGAGACAATGGGGGAGCCTGATTGGAACGTAGTGTGCACCTGTGCGAAAGACATGCGTACTGGTATCATATATGTTGTTGAGATCAGTCGTGGGAAGTGGAATCCAGGACAGCTTATTGAGTCTATTTTCCAGCATATTGAACTGTACAAGCCTATGAAGGTGGGGATTGAAGCTGTTCAGTATCAAAAGTCTCTCATGTATTACGTAAAAGAGAAACTTAAAGCCGAGAAAAAGATTCAGGTTATCGAACCGATACAACACCAAAAAAGATCAAAAAACTCAAGAATCATGGGTTTGCAACCGTTGTTTGCTAACGGTCACCTGCTTATTAGGACAACCCATGAAGCACTCAGGAATGAGTTGCTTACGTTTCCGTATGGTAAGCACGATGATATGGCAGATGCATTGTCAATGCAACTTACTATTCTGCCTAGAACTACTGGTGAGGTAATTAAAAACAAGAAAGAGCTTGCTAACGGAAATGATGGTATCACACTTGATTGGGCTATCAAGTCGTTGACTAACGGAAGAACTAATAACATTGCCAGGCATGGTCCGATTGGTGACTTGTTGGATGTAAAATCTTCGTCGTTGAGTACTGTGTCGCAAGATATGGGTACGAGATTTTTTAATAAGAGGAAACTGGTATGAGTGACTGCCGTAGTACAATCGTAGCTGCTACACTGCCAAGTTCACCAACCGGACTCGTTGCGAATGGTGGTGTGACTGGTGTCATACTTGCTTGGGAAGCAAATGCTGTGGCTGAGGCTGTGTCGTCTTACAGGGTTTATAGATCCACAAACCGCGGTGGTCCGTTTACGTTTATCAGCAGTACAGCTAATACAACGTACACAGATACATCAGCAACATCGAATACTGTTTACTGGTATCGGATAACAGCTGTTAATATCGGCGGGGAGGGGTCGTATACAGATGTCGAGGGTTCGTTTACATCCGATGTAACTGCTCCAGGCAACCCTAGTATTACAACAACGACTGTTGTCGGTACGACTGCTGTTAAGAATACTTGGACATCACCAACAGATAATGATCTTGCTGGGTTTAATGTGTATGCTAGAATCTTTCCAGCAGCATACGTTAAGCTGAACAGTGTTACGGTTAGTGTGTTGGAGTATACACACACTGCTGCTACAGCTGGGAGTACCTGGGATTATAAGATAACATCACTAGATTTGACTGGAAACGAGAGTACAGGAGCTACAGTATCGATTGCAGTGCCTGGGACAGACGTGACTGCTCCTGCGATTCCTAGTACACCTGTTGGTGTTAACGAAAGTACTGGAATCAGACTAACTTGGACACCTAACACGGAGCCAGACCTTGCAAGTTATAAAATCTATAGGTCGCACGATGCTTATGCTGCTTCTATTGGTACAGTTCTCAGTACTGTCGGCAGTACTTATTTGGATACTACTGCTACTACTGGGATAACGTATTCGTACAAAGTAACGGCACTTGACGCAGTGCCTAATGAGAGTTCTAAATCAGGAACGTCAAACGCGGTTTTGCGAGCAGCACCGACAGCACAAACACTTAGTGGATTTATCAAACAGGGTGCGATGGTTCCGTGTGTTGTACATGCGAGAGGCGTAGGGTTGTATACCTACGAATCTGACGATGGAGATGTAACTGCTACCGAGACAGAAGATTTCACAGCACTTGCGAGTGGTTCTGTTCTGACTGCGAAATACGATTGGGATTTTGCTGCTGGTGTCAACGAGGTTAAAGATAAGTACACGCAGTTGAGAGGGTTTAACGGTGCTCATGCGTATAATACTGCCGGAACGTATACGGTGCGGTTAACACGCACGGACGAAGCTGGTAAAGTTGATACGTTTGAGTCGAAAGTAGTCTTGGCTGCCGATACGAGAACTAAGTATTATGTTAGTTCAGACGGTACTGGGACTGGAACTTCTAGTTCATCACCTATGAATCTCTCCAAAGCGATCGCACTGTTGTCTACGACAGCAACGGTTAAGCTGGTGCTTAGATGTGGAGATACCTTTTGGTTAAGCGGTGGTGGGGTTCGATTCAAAAAAGCGAATCAGATGGTTACGAGTGAGAGTACTTTTAATAAAGGCGGAGTTACTACGAAGCCTGTTATTGGGTACAATGTGGCTGGGTCAGGTCGTAACCTGTTTTATGTCGAGACGACTGCAACCAATGCTGTGATTGAAAACGTAACTCTAGACGCTAGTTATACAGGCGGAGAGTTGAAGAAAGATTACGGGATCAGACTATCTGGATCGACAAACACGTTGGTTCGTGGTATTGATGTTACAAAGTTTGGTAGTCTCGTAGAGAGTTCTGACGTAAAAGATCTTCGTTATGTATTGGTTGAGGACTGTCGAACACTCGGAAACAAAGCACTTAAGAACGGAATTATGTACATCAAAGCTGATGATGTTGTAATTCTTGGTTGTAAGATGTCGAATAGTCGAAACGAACATTGTATCAGATATGCTCCGAGTTGCAGGACGCTTGTTGCGTATTGTGATTTGAGAAACATGGAGTACAACGCAACATTGAGTCCTTGGAAAGATCTGGACGTAGTAGATGATGCCAAAACGGTGTTGGATATCCAGCAAGGGTATCATCATTATGCTTGTCATAACAAGCTAACTATCTCGTTAGCTGTAGCGACTCAAACTGGTACGATACAAATCGGACCGTTAAACGAGACGACTGGTCATGTTGAGGAGTATGTTAAGTATGTTGTTTTGGAGCGGAATGAAATCATTCAAGCTTCGATGGATATTCAACGTGGGTCTAGTTATGTGATGATTAGGAATAACATTATCACAAAAGACGGTGGTCAACCATTTCAGTTAGATAAGCATACAAGAAACCCATCTGATAAAGATGCTGATAACGTGAATTACTCAGGTAGGTCACTTCACCATCTTTATATCTACAACAACACTGTGAGGATTACTAACAAATCAGGCCAGTTGTTGAGAAACCCTAACGGGTTGACAGAAGCGTATATCAAGAACAACATCTTTCAGGGTTCTAGTCTTGAAGTAAACGGATCTGCCAGTACGCAAACTGCATGTGCGTATTTGAAATCAACAGACACGTCGACAGTGCATAATCAACGCAATACGTATGCTACGTTTAACAAGTTTATTATAGGTAGTTCGTATACAGCTGAGTCGGTGACTAACTGGAATAAACGGACTAATTTTTCAAACAACGTACTTGAGAATGCTGTTCTTAATACGTTGTATAAAGTTCCGGTAGCAAGTCAGGCTAAGACACTAGCTAGACCTGTTCTCGGTGTGTTTGAGGATTACTACGGGACGAGTCGTTTACAGACTGCATCTAGCTGGGTTGCTGGTGCTGTGGAAGGAAGTTATTGATATGATCAAATCACGTTACAAGGTTGTCGAGATGCGTGAGTATGCAAGCGGTGTTAAGACTATGGTACTATCACCTAAGTTTGATGATAGTATTCCGGAAGCACAAAGAGTGTCTGATACAGGTCAGAGTAATCTTGACTTGAGATTGGACATCACTAACCCGAAGTTTGGTGATACGTGTAAGGTTGGTGATGAGTATATCATTACCGCTGAAAAGACAGAAGCGTTGGTTGATAACTAGGAGACTCAGATGGCACGACAAGGATTTGCGACAGGCAAACGAAAGCTTCAGGTATTTGCAATGCATACCAGCATTGCGACAGGTACGACTGTTACGTTGAAAGATAACGCTGGTACCACTGTTACAATGTCGGCTACCGATCAGTTGGTGATCTTCGGTGCTGCTGTTGGGGATGCCGTTGGGGCCGGAGGTACGTTTCAGCTTCAGACAGTTACTAACAGCCAACCGATTTTGGTGGTTGTTGGTCCGTCGTCTGGTGGTGGTGGGATAGCTCATATCTCACCTGAAATGCCAAACATCCTACCTGTAGGGTCTAGCGTTAAATATGTCGGAACTGCTAATGGATTTGTTAATTTGTTCGGGTACGTTTTGAGGTAACACAGATGCTGCTAGCACCATACGGTGTAATATCTACCGGGAACAACCTACCTACATCAGTAGCTGGGTTGTATGCATGGCTTGACGCGAGTCAAATTACTGGTACGTTTAATCTTGAGTCGATAAATATTTGGCTTGACATGAGTGGGAATGGTAGGAATGGATTACAAGCTACGCCTGGATTGTATCCACAGTATCACGTAAGTGGTGGATCTAATAGTAAACCATGTGTAATCTTTGCTGGTGGGGATTGTTTTAACTTCAGTGGTTGGACAACGCCTACGGCTGCTGAGTTGTTTTTGGTTATCAAGAATGACCTTGACATACCAGCGGCCACTCAAGCTACTTGGGGGATAATTGCCGGTACTACTAATACACCACATTATAGATTCACTAATGGAGTTATTTATGAGTCATTCGGGTCTACTTTGAGATCTGATTGCGGCTCTTCTGCCGGGGCGTTGAACGTCTGGAATTTGTACAATGTTCGCAGTGCATCTGGTAGTTATGTTTGTAACCTGAATGGGACAGATTTCTACACGTCAGCGAGTAATACCGTAGGTTGGACTGCGACACCTATATTGGGTGCTGGAACTGGTGGAGCGTTTTGTAATGCCAGAATATCTGAGCTTATTATCTACGGGTCTGTTTTAAGTGATGCGGACAGAACCAGGATCAAAAGTTATCTGGCGAATAAATACGCGTTGACACTAGCTTAAGGAGTTGTGATGAGATCAACTATGTTAGTTACCAGTATTTTGTTTTTGTTTCTAGGTTGCGGGTCTTCTGTTAAAGGTCCGAGTGGACGACATCTTGACATCCAACAACCTGGAACAGGACTTGCAAAGGCCGCTGGGCATGTCGCTGCTGGACAGAATGCTGCGTTGATAGTTCGAGAACGTGTTGACAAGAGTCTTGTCGATCTTGTCAATGTTTTGTTGAGTAACCTTGAAGCGGCTCAACAATCTATTGTTGAATCTCAGTACTGGTATGATAGGAAGAACACAGCTGCGATAGAGGAGCATGATCAGGCAGTGATTTTCAAGGTTAAGCACGACCTGTTGAAGATACAAAAAGAAAGTCAGTTTGTCGGTGATCGATCTAAGAAGTATATCGGATGGGTTCTTGGACTCGGGATTCCATTAACGATTTTAGCTCTCGTTCTTAGTTTTACTAGGTTGAGTATTCCAGGACTTCTGATAACAGTTTCGCGTTTTTTGTTTAGAAAAGGGTAGGTTCATATGAGTGTTTTGTCACAATTCATTCTTGGAATGTCTGATGATCGATTCAATGTGGTAATGAACGCTGTGGTGGCGTTAGCTGTGTTGGTGTGGCCAGCTATACTTATCCGTATCCAACGGCAGACTGCAAGGAGGGTGGAAGAAGTTAAAGCTGATTTGATTAACTCTAAGGTAGTATCTGGGCATGATATTGCTGAAATCAAGCAGTCGAATGTTGAGATTCATAGGTTGGTAAATGGTGCACGAGGAGAGCTACTGAAAGAACTTGCTACAGCTCTCCAAAAGATTGCTCATGTCCAACCGACAAAAGCCAACGTTGAAGCTGCTGCTGTCGCTGAGAAAACCAGTGATGCACATAATGCAGTACAAGATTCGTTGTAAGTCGTGAGTTCGAGTTTGGGTTGCGGTGATAGTATTTATAGGATGCTGACAAAATGAAAGAACTCACTGTATCTGAATGGTTTGATGAGATTGACAAGGGTTTAGAATACCGTCGTCTCTACGCACGAGAGGACGGTTGGAATACGTTAGAACAGTTGTTCTCTAACAGACATCCGAGTCAAGTAATCGCTGGACCAAACTTGATGATCGCGACAGGTGATTCGTTACTAAGTGCTCTTACAGTACCGTATCCTTACATCACGGTAAAGGCGAGAGATAGTAGTTCTCTGGCAAACGCTGTTATCCAAGAGAGGTTGGATAACACACTAATGGACGACTTAGACATCTGCGAAGAAGTTGTTAACGCTACACATTATGCGTTTCTGTGGGGTAAGGCGTTTTTTAAGCTTGGGTATGATTCTGAGTTTGGTTATGCTAAGAAGTTTGATTATGGTCAGGTCCATAATAAAGAGATGGGTTTTAGCATGACTCAGTTTAACACTAAGAATCAAAGGATTGAGTTTAGAGCACAAGCTGGTATGCCGTGGATTAAAGCAATCCAACCACACGACATCGTAGTACCCTGGGGGACACGTGATCTTAAACACGCTCCTTGGATAGCACACAGAGTCGTACGACATATTGATGAAGTTCGGGATGATGTCAAGTATCGTGGTCGAAGTGTTCAGGCATCTCTTACAATTCAGGATGCTGTTAAGTCGTATGAGAGTCCGATGCGTCCTTACAGGATTGGGAAGGAAATGTATCGGATTGGTGGTGTTCGTGGAAATACTGAATATGTTGAGTTGTGGGAAATTCACGATCAACGTACCGCAAAGATTTATGTTATCGCGACAGGGCATGAATCGTTTTTGAGAAACGAAGAAGATCTGTTGCAGATAGACGGACTTCCGTTTGTTGAGATGGGATTTAATCCGAAGTCAGGAAAAATCTGGGTCACCAGCGACGCTGAGTATCTACTGAACGCTCAACTAGAACTGGCTGATATAGCGTTGCAGGGTCAGAAGCATCGTAGAGCCAGGGTGATTAAATTCTTAATGGAAGAAGGGTTGATGGATGAAGCTGAGATAGAGAATTTTCTCAGTGCTGATGTTGGAGCACTAGCTCAGTTCAAACGTGTTACTGAGGGGTCTATTAGAGACAAAGTGTTTCCGATGCAAGTTCAGGCAGACACGGGTGTGTTGATGGAAGCTGAACATGTCCGTAGGAATTCGCGAGAGATGGTTGGATTATCAGCGAATCAAGCTGGTGAGTTTGATTCCAGTAGTCGTAGATCTGCGACAGAAGCTACTATTGTAAGTAACGCGTCAAACATGCGGATGAATCGCAGGCAAGGTCAGATTGCACTTTCTTACAAAGCTATTTTTAAGAAACTTAATCCAATCTGTTGGGAGTTTTGGAGGACACCACAGGTTGTAGAGATTCTTGGTCCAGACGGTGAGATGATGTACAAACAGATTACTGGTGATCAGATTAAAGGAGAGTTTAGGTATGACGTAGGATTCTCCATCAACCCACCAGAGGGATTAGCACAACGCCGTCAAAATGCTATGAACATGTACATGATGTTGAGACAAGATCCGTTAGTCGATCCTGTTCAACTGCGTAGACATTTGTCATTCGCGTTTAATGATCCAGGGTTTACATCAATCTTTAAGCAAGGAGTTCTAAGTGGACAAGCCCCGCAAGGTCAAGACGCTGCCGTCGGTCAACCCGGACAAGGTGTTTCTGGAAATTCGACCGGGCAGATATAGACTTGTAAACAAGTCGGAGGTGAATAATTACAAGAGTGCGAAGTATGAACGCGGTGTTCCGTTGTTTAGACCGTTTGTGTTCAAACATGCAACACCTGATGGTAAAGGGCCTATGATCAGTTCGAGTAAGCAGGCAAAACAGTTTCTGGAGTCTAAAGGACTGGTAAGTGATACTTTCAGTTAACTGGTTTTTAAGGAGATCTTAGATGTTAATTAGTAACATTGTAAATCCAACTGTTACGAGCGAAGATGTGCGGGACGCTACTAAACGCGTTACGGCTATCAACGTTCGAGGACAGTGGATTGTAACACTCGACGTGAAGGACGGAGTTCCTTTCAACGGACGAGATACGACGCTTTTAATTCGAAGTTTGCAGTTAATCCAACGCAGACTTGTTGCACAATACCGTAAGGATAGTATGTTACGTGATCTGACTCAGGTCAGAACACAAGAACCATCTGATGTGGTGTGATAGTCAAACTGACAGTTTCTTTATTTTTATTAGGAGTTAGTCATGGGTCGTTTTGATAATAGCAGTATCATGGCAAATAGTGGTCGTAGGCCTACAAACTTTGGTGCCGAGCTAAACGGTGATCAGGGTGAAGGTGATGACCAGGGTGATGGCGGACAAGAAGATCAAGGTGTTAACAATCAGGTTACCAAGATTGCACTTGACAAGATCACACGTGCTACGCAGGCACAAGTCAAACAAGAAGTGCTTGCAGAGTTTATGCGTGATGCAGACTTTGCCGAGCTACTTAGAGCTCGAGCAGAGGGTCGCAAAGTAAAGATTAGCAGTCTCGATCCGAATGATGGATCAGGTGGTCAAGGCAAACAAGATCAAGATCAGAATCAAGCTGGTTTGACTGGTTTAGAAGAAGAACCTAATTATGACGAGATGAATAATCGTCAATTGATGGGTCATTTTCTTAAGACTGTCAAACCTATGTTGCAGGGTACTATCAAATCGATGCTAACTCCGGTCGTGCAAGAGTTGCAAGAAGTGAAGGGTTATGCAAAACAGCACGAGCAGCAGCAGATTAGTCAGCAGGTTGACGGTGTCCGTAAGAAGTATAATGATTTCGATTCATATGCCGACACGATGGTGTCGATGAGCGAAGCAAACCCCAATTTGACTGCTGAGGACTTGTACATTCTCGCTAAGAGTAGAAGCGGACAACTTGTACCGAAAGCAAGTCGAGCAGCGTCAGAGCGACCCTCGACGGTAATAGCAAACTCTCAAAATCGTAAGCCACGTTCACACACGTCCGAAGCGATTCGGATGGCTGTTCGGAATACCGTTAACGGGTTGGTTGATGCCAATCCAAACGATTTTCTCGAGCAGTAAGTCTTGAGGACTGATATAGTTCAGTCCTTTGTTATAATGGAGTGACAATGCCAGCAGCATCAACATTACCGACATTTTCGAAAACGATTGACAATGCTTTCACGGATACTTGGTATGAAATCCGTGCAGAAGCAGCCGACAACGTGCTTGAATCAACTATTCTCTGGGCTTGGCTTAAGATGAAGGGTTGTTTTCAGCAGCAAGCCGGTGGCGACACTATTGAACGTACAGTGTGGTATAACCTGGGAACTACGAAAGACATCGGTCGTGGTGATGTTCTGCCGACTGGTACTCAGGAAACACACACAGCTGCGTTCTGGGATTTCAGGAATACGGCAACCAATGTCCAACGTGACCTGCTGAAAGACGCAGCTAACCGAGGAAAGTTTAAGATCGTTGACTATGTTGATCGTGGGATCAAAGTCGCGATGGAGACGATGAAGCAGACTTATGAGAGTAAGCTGCTTACTGCACACGTGGCTGCCGAGACTGGTAAGTCGTTGCAGGGACTTAATGATTTGGTTCCTCCTTCGGGAACCAGAAACACTGGAACGTATGGTCGTATCGCACGACCTACCACGTTCACGAGTGACGTACCAACTGTTGGAAACGTGTTCTGGACTCCGAGATACAAGATACTCACAGCGAACCCTGAGATTAACCTTGTTACGGATATGGATAGTTTCTTCAACACCGTGACTAACAACCAGACACCGGTTGACGGGTTGATTACGACTAAAACTCTGTACGAGACATATTCAGCTGTCGGGTTGGATCAGATTCAAATCCTGGGAGATCAGAAACTTCTGAATCTTGGATTTCAGACTTTGAAATTCCGGGGTGCGGATATGATGTGGACTCCCAATCTAACTGTCCAGGACATCTTGTTCCTGAATAGTTCAAAGATTGAGGTTGTTTATGATCCAATGCTGTGGTTTGCGATGACCGACTGGCGTGACATTCCAGGTCAGCTCGAACGTATTGCGTATATCATCACGAGATTGAATATCGTTTGTGATGAGCCACGACGACACGGTCGGTTGTATACCACTTAATTTTGTCTTGCGGCTTGGTTTAGGAGTGAGTTCAACAGGAATTTTTGAGGTTTTTATCATGCAAAAACATTTGTTTCAGACTTATCTGACAGACAGCAAAGTGACCGACGTAGAAGGTGTGGGTACGTTGAGATTCGAAGACGACGGAAACGTCTACCGTTGGGTGCAGAATCTCGACGCATCTACGATCAACGCTACTGAGCCGGTTTGTCATACGATTGCAAACACTACGACAGTGTTGCAGTCTGTCAAACTGCCGTTGGCCGTGAATCTAGCCTTGTTTGCTGGTGTGGTTAAGAGTACGACTATTGTAACTCAGTATTATGGCTGGGTTCAGTGTCTCGGACTTGCTCAGGTAAAGGTTAAGGGTGATGGTTCGGCACAGACTGCTGGCGGTAGCTTGCTCCTAGTAACCGGTACTGTTCGTATGGAGAATGATACAGCAGCAGCGACTGCACCTAAGTATCGTAAAGGTGCGATTTCGTTGGAAGCGAATTCGTCAGCTACTGGTACTGTCTGGGCGAATATCAACGCACTGTAATTGTCCTTGGTTGGGGGGTGGGTTATGACACACGACCCACCCCTTTTTTTGAGGGTTCTGGTTTAGAAACGTCAAAGGTGAAATATGGCACTCGGAGCAAATCTCAAAGTAAGTGGTTTACAAAAGCGTAAACTTGCACTGGCAAACAAGTACATGAAATTGCCTAAGACGAGCGCTCACAATGTTAACTTGAAAGACTCAATTGTGCATAAAGCTGGAGCACCTGCTACGGATACACCTGCTGATAATCCAGACAGGCAAGGCATGATGTGTCTCGATGTTACTAACAGTGCTGTTTATATCTGCTCGTCATGGACGAATGCAACTACGTTTACCTGGGCTAAGGTTACACCTTAATAGGTGATTTGTGACAAAAGAAGAAATCAAAGACGTCGTTGTTCTTCATACAAACAGGGATGACAAGACTGATCTTATCTACACAGCGATTGACTTAGGACTTAAACAGATCAACATGCGTTGGCCTTTTAAGCAGACAAGAATCGTTGTCGACACAGCTGTTGTCGAGGATCAGGTCAGTATTAGTTTACCGACAGACGCATTACAGCTTGTGTCTGTGAGGATTAAAGACGATGGGACTGTGACAGGTGCACAGGTTGTGAATGTGTATTCTAAGTCTTATCTGGTGCAGAATTTTCCGGCACTTGGTGACGAGGATACGTCAAGTAGCGGTAAACCGACAATCGCGTATGAGCAGAACGGGCAGTTATTTTTCGTACCGAGGTCGAATGGTAGTTATACGTTAGAGTTGACGTATGATTCTATCGAGTTGCTCGAAGAAACAACAGACTCACCAGCTAGTGCGAATCTAGACGAAGCTTTGATTGCTTACGCAACTGCGTATGTTTATAAAAGCATTCAGATGTTGAGTGACGCACAGTTTTGGAACGTCGAGTATGAACGTGCTTTTGATATTACACGCAGAGCTGATTCGAGTCGTACAGCACAAAAGCGTGGTATGCGTGGAGCACAACAGCACGGACAACCACGACCTGGAATGCAAGATTACCGACTTAACGATTTTACACGAACTTGAGGTGATCAATGCCTAGTAGTGGTGATGGAACTGGTTGGGATGAAACACTTCCTACAGACAGTGATGATCAAGCAGATGGACCAAAGGAATTTCGTGATCTTAGAAAAGGTACTAGGATCAGGGTTGAGAAAGAGCATGTATTACCAGCAGCGAGTAGTGTTGGTGGTGAGCACAAAAATGGTTCAGCTGTTGCGTATTATCAAACAGCGTTTCCAAGTAATCGTCCAGATGGAACTACACCGTTAAACGCTGAAGATGACGGACGAATTTTTGTCAAAGACACGACCGGTGCGTTTCATTATTGGGACGGTACTGGTTGGCAGTCTATGAAAGTCGTTGACGTTGATCAGGTTCTTGACGGGTTGTTGACGAAGGATAAAGTTGCGACTGGGTTTACACTCGGTATTTATCCGTATGCAATCATCAAGGATGAGAAAGCTGACGGGTCAAACGGTGGGACGTTTACGCCCGGTGGGTGGAGAACTCGGACACTCCAAACAGAACATACCGATGTCGGTGCGATTGTTACATTGGCGGCTAATCAGTTTACTTTGGTCGCCGGAACGTATAGAGTAAAAGCCAGAGCTGCTGGATACAGGTGTGATCAGCACCAGGTGAGGTTAGCTAACATCACATCTGGAGCAACAGCAGCGTACGGGACACCGTCAACATCTAATGCCACAGATGGTGATATGAATCACAGCGAGGTCGAGACATATCTTGATCTCGCTGTTGATTCGGTGTTTGAGCTGCAACACATATGCGGAACGCTTAAGTCGACTAGTGGGATGGGTGTTGCGACGTCGTTAGGTGGTGTTGAAGTGTTCGCTGTTGTTGAAATTTATAAACTCCTGTGAATACTAATGAAATCAGGAAAACGATATCTACCAAAAGACGAGATCTACCCGCTTATCGGGTTGAATACACTCGATCCGTCACCTCAGGCTAACCCACACACCAGTCCAGACACCAAAAACATGGTGTTTACTAAGGGTATTGTGCAGAAGCGTACTGGGTACTCATACCTCGGAACAACGCTTACCGATCCTGTTATTGGTGTAGTGGAGTATGAGAGTCTTACAGGAACTAAAACACTCCTCGCGTTTACAACCAAGAAACAGTACAAGTTTGACACAAGTACTCTTGACTGGGTTAATATAACATACCAGTCTGGTGGAGTTGATGTTAATTGGACTGGGGTTGAGTCAGACACACTTGATTACGCGATAGTTAGTGGGCTTGATGGGTCTAGTGTGTTCAAAAAATGGGTGGTGATTACAAACGGGAAGGATCAACCACGGTATTGGGACGGTGCTGCGGCTAAGTTCGCATTGTATGCTCCTGCCGGGATTACAGGTTTCGTAACCTGCAAAACGATTACTGGTTATTTTAATCAGGTCGTTATGGGGAATGTAAAGACAGCGTCTGATAATGTCACAGCTGTGTACTGGAGTAATTTACAGTCTTTGATAAGTTTTGATTCGTCTGTTAGTGATGGTGGTACTGGTATCGCTATTATGACAGACGTTGATGGACCGATTCAAAGATTGGTTCCATTAGCGGATAGATGTTATATCTTTACGTTAAATAGTATACATGCGATGCAGTATGTTGGTGGTGCTATTGGGATGACGTTTGTCAAACTAATGCAAGAATCTAGACTGTTAAGTTCTAGGTCGGTGGTGAATATAGGTCAGTATCTTTTGTACATGAGTCAAGAAAACATTGTCCTGTTTGACGGGACGACTCTTACACGTGAGATCGGTGATCGTATTTACAGAGGGTATCGCGATGAACTATACGCGTCCAAAAGACACTTCTCCTTTGCGTTTCACGACGCAGCTAAAAGACAAGTCTACTTTTGTTACCCAACCGCGAACGACGAGAGTCACTTTTACAACGTCGAGTATCAGGTCGGAGATATGTCCAACAGTGTGTGGTCGAGACTTAAGTATAAAGATAGATTTATCTCAATGGGGTTTTTCTCGCGAGATCAAAATCTTAAATGGAACTCACCACAAATCGCAGGAGTTGGTTGGGATCAGTCACTAACAAGTTGGGCACAGGGGTCTATTAAAGGTGGGTTTCCTGTTAGAGTTGCCGGAACGTCAAGTGGTAGGGTGGTGTTACTGGACGATACGGCTCAAAACGATGCAAACACAGCAGTCGACGCTTGGTGGGATTCGATAGACTTCACAGTGCCGTCAGGTTATCAGTCTGAGTACGGTAGGTGGATTGAAATAGAACTCGAGCTTCGTGGGTTTGAAGCAGAGATCTACTACACAAAAGATCAAGGTCAGTCGTACACGTTTGTTAAGAAACTTACACTGACAAACCAGTGGACTAAGTATAAGGTAAACATCGACGTAATGTCGAAGAACTTACGGATAAAAGTCAAAAATGATTGTCCGTCTAGTTGGATTCAGGGACGTTGGTTGAGGTTATGGGTTACTCCAGGCGGTGCTGCATGAAAACAGGATTGCAGTCATTACTTAGCGGATACCCAATGCCAATCCCACCTAGGCCTGACGCCAAGTGGGATCTGTATAAAGTTCAGTTGGAGCAGGAAAGGTTTAACCGACAGCTTATTGATTATCTCAAGACGTTGACTGGAGCGTTTACCTCGATTAACATTCTGAATGAGATAACAAATATCAACGAAACAAACCCTGTCTTCGGTGATATTTGTAAGCTGTTTGTTAAATGTCAGAACGGTGTGTTAATGTACGACACCGGATCTGTTTATGCACCTAGTGGTGCTTTTAATGCTGACAAAAAGTGGAGTGTCCAGGAGAACTATACTGGTGGGTATACAGATGGTTTTCTTACTACGGATGGTGCTTGGGCAGTTCCTAGTACAGGGTTGTCATGGATTAGTAAGCGGAGTGATAAATCTGGTGGTGTTGACGATGTTCAATATAAGACAAACGTTCAGGTTTTGAGTTTTGTCAACAGACCGACTTTGTCTATAGTTGTTGAGATAGCCGCGGATCAGGCAATTAACGGAATCTATGTAAACGGTGTCTCACAAGGGATTGTTGTAGTTCCTGATCCGGGATACAACGCAATGCATCAGTTTACTATTACAGGAGCAAACTTTGTTTCTGGAAATAACGAGTTTATTGTTGTGTGTCCTGATGTAGGTGTTATTCAGGGCATGTATTTAAGAGTGATTAGAATCACTTGGTAGTTCTTACTTGAGGTTTTTATGGGAATCGCTTTGCGTAATGCGTCTAATCCTGTTGTGATGGATTATATCAAACCTTATCTGTTACCAGATAACGATCTGATTGATGGTGCTGAGAACACTGTCGAAGCTTGTAAGAGATTGATAAGTAATAATCCAGACTTGATTCTTGTAATCGTTGCGACTGACGATGACGACACCTTGCATGGGTTTTGTATCGCAGTTGCTCCACCACAAATGAGGTATGCTCTTGTCGAGCAGGTGTGGTGTAGTGTTACAGGACAGAAGTTTGATCTCGCAAGCAGGTTTTTGGATCATATTAAGATCTGGGCTAAACAACGTGATAGAACCAAACTACGTATGGAAAGTTCTCACGACCCGAACGGTTTCGTCAAAAAGTATGACTTCAAACCTATCTCGACAACAATGGAACTCGTGTTTGAGGATTATAAGGTAATCGAGGAAATTAACACTGACATAGTGTCAGAGGATGTTGACAATGGGACTCTTCGGCGGCGGACCGAAAACAATATCGGCCCTATCGGGTTATCAGAAAGAGATCGACAAGAAACTGGGACCTTACATAAAGGGGAAGCTGCTGAACAGAGCGGAGTCGTATCCGGGTCAGCTGACAGCGGAATTGCTAAGCCCATTCTCGAAGGCGATGCAGTTGATCCAGGGGTCGGATACGACAGCCTACGACCAGCTTATAAAATCAGCTCTGGGCCAGGCCCTCTCGGGGAAGCAGAGTCGAGTTGATCTGTCCCCACATACAACCGCGAAGTACTTTGATAAGTACGTAGCGAGTCCTGCGATGAACAATTATTTGAGGAAGATTGCACCTCAAATTGATCAAGGCTTCGCCGGTGTGGGTGCGTTCTCATCGAGACAAGGTGATGCTAAGGCGAGAGCATTGTCTGATATGAACAACTCTCTTCTCGGTCAGTTGGGTGACTTTCAGTTTAAGAATCAACAACAGCAAGCAGCTTATGATTTTCAAGGTCAGGAAAATGCTCAAGGTAGAATGTTGCAGTCTATTCAATTAGCTCAACAGGTTGCTAACAGCCCGTTAGCTAGTGCAAGTATGATGACCCAGGCGTTAGCACCGTTCCAGAACTTTGAGCAGGGTAAGTTGGATACGAAGTTTAATGAGTTTCAGAGAACTGCTCAGGAGAACTCACCGTGGCTTAAGTATGGTATGGATTATCTTGGACGTAATCAGAGTGTTACTTACAATCCTAGGCAGAGTGGTGGGATTGGTGGAGCACTTGGTGGGATGGCTACAGGTGGAGCACTTGGTGGGCTGTTTGGTGGTGGTGCAGCAGCAGCAGCTGGTACGGCTGCGGCGACGGCAGGATCAGCTCTCGCAGGTCTCGGTGGCACGTTTGGTTTGATGGGGTCTGGTATTGCAGCAGCTGGTGCTGGCGGTGCGGCTGCTGCCGGTGCTGGTCTCGGATCGTTTTTAGGTCCGATCGGGATGGGGATTGGTGGATTGCTCGGTCTTACCGGATTGCTCGGTTAAACATACGATAACATCGTAAAGGATTTGTCATGCCTACTCAATTCATACCTGGTCCAGGTGACTCAGATACTACACCACTTGAACGAGCGATTCGTGGTGGATCACAGATATTGAACCTGGTTCAGTCTGTGCAAAACAATGCTATGCAGAATCAGCTGTTAAAAACACAGATCGCAGCCAGTGCTGCTGATATGCAACTGCGTCAACAAACAGCTATGACCGAACAGCAGATGGCTCCGAGTCGTATCAGAATGATGGCGGCAGATGCTAATACGGCTGAGTTTGATTTGGAGCAAGCTAAACAAGAGTCTGTCTTAGCTCCAGAAATAAATAAGTTAAAGTTTGAGTCTGCTAAACTTGATTTAGAACGAGCACAGCTTGGTGTCAAAACTGGTACTACAGAGCTTGAACAACACCGTTACAGTGCTAAGTTGATGCAAGATGAGGCGGAACACCATAAAAACGCAATCAAGGAATATATCGAAGCAGCACCAAACGCGGAAGAACGTCGTGTGAGAAGGTTGAATACCTCGTCTAGTTACATGCTCGACATGCTTAACAAGGTCGCTGATCTTAATAAGAAGAACTTGGATATCGTAAACGATAATGCCAAGCAAACTGCTATGCTTAAAGGGTTTAATGCTGAGAATGAGAAGCTCGAGATCGACAGAGAAGCGACGATAGTTACGACTGCGATGCAAGGTGATCTTGGGTTTGAGATGATGAACGCGAAGTATGGTCACTTACCTGTGATGAAAGTTATGAGTGCGTTTCGAGAAAAGCATCCCGAACTGGTGAAGAGTCCTAAAGAGTTGATGATAGGGGCTGCTAAGAGTATTGTTGACACTGATCCAGAGACTGCTGCATTTTTGTATGTAACATCTACGTTTGGTCTTGAAACAGCTAAAACACTCTTACCAGACATGCAGCTTGAGAAGAGTACAGAGGAGTATTTGGACACAAATGGTGTAATGCAAAGTAGACCAGTGAAGAAATCACGTATTACTGAGCATGGTCTCACTGGTGGTGGTATCATCAACATGATTAAGAATTCCAGAGTTGGGAAGAATGGCATTACTTTTACGATACCGAACGAGACTCAAAAACCCGCTAACACTAACGCGAATCCTATGTCGTCAACAATTCGTGACTTCAGGCCTGACTTCAACAGAGAGTAAGATACAATGAACTCAGAAGATAAACTAACAGCTGCAGAATCGCGTATGGACAAGATGCTTGCTGACGCTGAACCAGCTTTTCAGCGTATGGAAAGGCTCGCAGATAAGTTAAACAGCCGGTATGATTCTGCAGAACAATCGTCTGACGATTTTAACACAAAACCGTCAAGAGGTGCGTATGTCACAAGAGAGCTTCAACCAGAACAGTTGGAGTTTTATAAGTCTCGTGAAACACGTAGACAAGCCTACAAGTACGAGCGAGAACATCTTTACAAGCTGAACGGTTCGTGGGATGGTCAGCTTACTCCAGCTGATGAAATTGATATAGATCAGAAGGTAGACTCTGAGATTCCTGTTACATCACAACAACGTGAGACAGAAGCTAGACTTCGTGGTGATCCATACTGGAAACGGTATGATTCTAAAACTAAACTGAAGCATGGTAATCTGTACTCACAAGTGATGACACTAGGTACCGTCGATTTTATTAACAGACAAATCGACAAGCTCCCACAAAATGCACGTCACACCATAGCTGGTAATCTGCTAGGAGTGCAGGATAGCTTCACATCTGGAATCGGTTACATGGCTGACACTGCGTTAGCGTTATCATCATACGCTTCCGGTATGTATGTGTATGATAACTTTGCCGGAGCTGGTGATAAAAGCATTTTCTATAGTGCTCGAAAAACTTTACAAAAGACTATGGATTCTGTTAAGTATCATTACTTTCAGGATTTAACAAATATCAACGCCGACCCGAACCGAGAATACAAAAAGATAATGGAAGATGGTTATCTTAGATACGAATGGGATGACAAAGAATTCGGCCCAGATCCGTGGTACAGTCCTGTTAGTATTTCTCAGTTTAGTGGTAATCTTGTAGGTCAGTTTCTTGCACTCGGTCTGGCTGGTAAAGCTGCTGGTACGTTAAGAGGGGTATCTAAGTTAAAACCCGCTGAACAGACAAAGTTTCTCAGAAACTCTACAGCAGCAGCTATGACTGCTGTCGGTATGGGGCAGGTTAACCAGCATACGAGAGAAAGTCTTAAACAGCAAGGGTGGTCTGAAGAAGATGCAGCCGCGAGAGGAGATTTTGTCGCAGCGTTGTATTCACCAGTTGCATACGCACTCAATAAGATTGATCCGCAGACACAACTGTTGTCTAAAGGATCACTTGCGATAGGTAGTAGGAAAGTTATCAATAACTTCGTGCCTATGATTATTAGAGGTGCTGCGATTGACGTGTTTCAAAACGGTGCAGATGAGTCTTGGAGACAGGTTGAGTACAACACACTTGTCGGTGATTGGAACAAACAGTCTATTAAAGAGTCATTGAGAGAAGTGGGTATTGCTGCCGGAACTGGAGCACTTAGTGGTATGTTTTTTGGTGGTCTCAGTGCTATCAGAAAGACGTATGACCGGAGCAAACATGTTGATGTCTTGGATGAGATTGAGAAGCGTGGTGTTGATCCAGACGCGACCGACATGCGTAGTATGTACAACTCGCTTGTTAATGACTTCGGGCTTGATAAACGAAAAGCTGTTATCGGTGCAACGTTGATGGATAATCTTATCCGACACAAAGCTAAGAAAGACGGGGTAGATCCGAAGGAAGCTTGGGCTGCTGTAATGGCGAACAAGAGTGAGTATGATATCACACCACAGACTGTGCTGTTTCAAGACTCGAAAGAGTTTTTTGCTCATCATTACAAAGCAGAAGATGTCGTGTTGAGTCAAGAGTTTATGAGTCAGTTTAAGAAGCCGAGACCTATTTCTGAGGTTTACGGGTATCTCGAGAATAAACTGGGTCGTCGTGCATTGTGGACGAGTGGTCTTGACGAGTGGTATCGGCTCGAGACTTCTGACATCAGTGATAGTGGGGATATGACAGGTAAAAGTCCTGACGACATCAAACAAATTACTGTTAACGCTACGCAGGTTCGAGATGCGTTAAAAAATTCGCTGATGAAACTGGAATCAATCAGAACTCGAACACCAGAACAAGTACAGAGACTGTCAGAGCTTAATAATAGTTATTCTGAGCTGGCAGTTGAACGTTTCCGTCTTCGTGAACAAGGTGACAAAGCAAAAACTGACGACGAGAGGGTAGAAGTTGGAGCTAAACTCGACGAGTTACAGAAAGAGAGTGATGCTATTATCAGTGAGGTAAGAAGCCTGAGAAGTCTTTTCACACCTACGTATGAGAATTATGCAAGCATTAAACGGCCTGGCGTGCTTGAGTATTTTGAGTACGTTGCGAGGTTTCCCGAGGATAGCTTTTTTCATGGTATAGCACTGAAGGATGTTCAGCGTGGAAGTACGCACAAGTTTGGTGGGGCGGGAGAAAAGACTATTAACCCATACTTCTGGATTCGCGGAACTATGGAGCTGGTTGACGGAAAAAAGACAATGGTTGTTCAAGAGTTGCAGGGTGATATCGAGCAGTCACGTATAGGTGTCGATGACGCTACTCAGAAGGTATTACAAGACCTTAAGGGTCATTATGAGTCCGAAGATAGTAAGGAACCTATCACTGACGCTAAACCAGTTATAGATTATTTACTCAAGCAGAAAACTGTGGCTGATCACTTTGCTAAGGTTCCGGAGGACATGAGAAACTTAGAAATAAACAACATAAAGCGTGCGTTGAACAAACGTATCAAAAAGGCGAACAACTCCAAAGATGGTACGGTAAAACCACTTACCATGCTCAGTGGTATAGATTTCGCGACAAATACGATACTAAACCCACACCACACACCTGCTATGTTCGACTGGAATGAAGTCGCTTTGAAGATGATAACTCTCGAAGCTGCTAAGCGTGGGGCTACTAGGATTGCGTTGCCGAGCGGAGAGTTTCTCAATACGTATCAAATGGGAACACATGATGAGGAGTCTAAACTAGGTCGTGAAATTTATTACGACAAAGTTTTGACCTCTGATATGAATGGGATTCTCAAGAAGATTGACAAAAACGCAAAGCTTGAAAAGTCAAATCTTAATAGTATGTCTGAGACGGTAACGACTGTACCAGACCGTGATGCGTTCATACAAAAAGTAATTGAGCTGGTAGGTTTAGAGGTTGACTACGCTCCGACCCCAATAAAAAATCGTACGCAGTATATTGAAAACAGTGTACGGGATATGTTACAGTTTGTGGATCGGGATTCGAAGGGTGTCAAAGTTGCTGAAAGATATCTTATTGAAGCACTTAGATTCGTACACGCTGAGAATCCTAAACTTTTTCCTAACTTAAACGCAGAGATAGCTAAAGTAAAAGATCTGATAAAAGAAGTCACGATTGTAAAACCAGGACCAGCTGTTTACTCATACGACTTCACGCCTGAGAACATTACTAAACTCCGTGATGACGGACTTGTAATGTACCAGGACAACAAAGCATCTGTCGGATTTCTAAACGACTCACGTGCTATTATCAAGGCACTGACAAATCCGGACTTCTCTAGTATCGTACACGAACTCGCACACATCGCACGCCGTCAGTTTTTAGATTCTAAAGACGTAGCTGGTATCGAGCGTATGTTTGGAGTCCAGCACGGTATCTGGACAACGAAAGCTGAAGAATCTTTTGCGAGAACATTTGAAGCGTTCTTTCGCGGTAAGATTGGATACGACACGATTAAAGATCCAAGAACTGTCGAAATCTTTAAGACGATTCAAGAATTCATGCGTGAGGTTTATAAGCAGGCGGATGATATCAAAGGTGCGAAACCTATCAATACCGAATTTGAGGGTGCTGTTCGTAGGATGTTTGTTGACGAATCAACACAACTTAAGTACTCAGAAGATCAGGTTAGTCTGCTTGAAGATCAGTTAAACCATGCTCTTAAAACTGATCCCAGGGGTGATCCAAAAATTCAAGCACGAAATGCTGAACTGAGAAAGGATTTGAAAGAAGCTCGTGATCAGTTGCAAGACATGATCAATCGTGAGTTTAATCCGCGTACTGGCACACTTGCTCAAGAACGTGCTAACAAGTATGCGTATGTAAATGAGCTGGCTAATAAGTCACGAGAACAGCGTAGGAGTTTTTCAGACTCACACTTCATCCGCTGGGCACGTGGGCTTTATGATATCTCAAACATCATGCACAAGACAGATGCTGCAAACATATTCATGCAGGGTTTGGATGATATGGTGGCGGATTACTCTGCACAAGCGGTGCCATATCAAGACGCTCTGGTGGATGTACTGTTTGACCAGCTAAGTTATACTCAGAGAAAAGTGTTAGGTGTGAATGATAATAAGACAGGACTGCCGAGTATCGTAAGAATGTTTGACCAGAAAGCTGTAACCTCGGCAGATAAACTTGCTCCACCTGACTGGGCTAAGAACACGATGAGGATGTTCACAGCGATTCATGACTTGATTACTCATCACATGGAGACTGCACAAGGGTATCGCAGACTACCTAGTGGTGATACAGTACCGTTTCGTGAATCAATGGAACGTACAGTGCCGCATATTCTGACAAGCGAAGGGTATGCGAAGATTCAGGATCCAGGAAGTAAGGAATACCAGGCTTGGATAAATAAGATTTTAGAGCGTAATCCAGGTATAACGAGAGAGGATCTGGAAAAGTGGTCTAAGAGAGAAATCGGATTCAAAGCGGACGACGGGTTCAAGTACGGTGAAGCTATAACAAGGCGACAAGGGTTTGTCGAAGGTTCGCGTAAGATAAAATATGTTCCGTTTACAGTCGATGTGGATGGTAAATCTTTCAGCTTTTTTCATACTGATCCTTACGAGATCGGCAGCAGATGGATTGAGAGTGGGCTTCGTCGAATTGCTACTATCAAAATGCTCGGAAGTGGGATGTTAGAAGATGTCGGTGAGACACAGTCATACATGAATAACATCCTCGGTTTGATTGGTAAGAAACTAAAACCGTTAAACAAAGTAGAGATGGTACAGCAGTTGGTGGATCATAGGATTTTGGACAAAACTAGTCTTAACAAAAAAACTGTTGCGGAGTTAATTAAGTACTCAGATAGCGTTGATCTTGAAACTCGCGTAACACACGCTGAAGTTCTTGCTCAGTTTAACAAACTCTCGCACAAAGACTTCACGGATCATGTTTATTCGTTAGACGCCAACGCTAATGCGAAACTTAAAAACCAAGCAATAGCTGCTATCATAAAAGTTGGGCGTAAAATCGGTGGGGTTGATACAGATTTGACAATCGTTAAAGGTAAGACCAGTACTGGAAAGATCAAACGTGAGATTGATCCAGACAATTTGGGTCGTGTTATGTATGAGCTTAAAGATAGAATGAATGAAAAAATCATGGACGACGTGTACGATAAGCTGCGAGAAGGGCATTATCGACAAGGCGGTAATCCTGCAGATATGGATCGTGTCTGGCACGTGTTTCAAGACCGCCCGCTGGCTGTCCCAGGTGCTACGGGGACAGGAAGAACTATTCAACTAGCATCGACGATAGTTGAAAGTTCTATGACAAGTTTGAATGTGTTATCAAACGCGTTTCAGTTTCTAGTTGCTGTCAATGAGTCGACTGAAGGAAGGTTAAGAAACATTCCTAGAGCGTTGGTGGACACTGTTAAGTCGTTTTATCAACTTGCTGATGATTATGATCTTGTTAGAAAAGAGGGTTTTAACGCCGGTGCTATGAAGCCTACATTGCAGAGATATACTACGGACTCCAACTATTGGATGACACGAGCTAGTCAGTTCATCCGTGGTACAACCGGAACGATATTCGGATCTGCAAGAATGTCCGAGTTCTTGAATGTGTTTAGTTTGCGTATGGCTCAGCACATGGCTGAACGATGGCAGACTAAGTTTGATCCACGTAAGAGTGGAGCACAAGCACGACGTCTCCGACTAAAAGAAGCAGAAATTGCTGAGATAGCTGCTGGTAAATTGGAACCTGGTAGCTTAACTTACAACAAAATCCTACAGAACTTTATCAAAATCACTCAAGGTAACACAGAAGCTAAGCATCGAAAAGGGTATATAGAGAACAACCCCTGGCTCAAAATGGCGTTTAGCTTTTCTAGTTATATGAATTTGCAGAATCGTCGTGCAGAAGCGACGATGACAGAGTTGCATAAGTCGTATAAAGATTTCAAGTCTCTTAAGAATCTCGCTTCGGCGGATAAGCTACTCGCTGCGACAGGAGCTGTGATTGTCGGTTTAGGTTTTGCTGTAAGCGGTGGTGAGTTAAACCGTTTGTTGAAAGACTCTGTTCACCGTCGACCACCAGAACGTGACGACGAAGAATGGTGGCAGCGGATGAAGAACGACTTAATGGAGTATCAAGCAATCGGACACGCTGCCAGGTTCTTTGAGATTGGTGATCATCCTCAGAGTACGCAAAACGCACTGTTAGCACAATCTCCACTAGCTTCGACTGTTAGTCAATTTTTGACTGCGGCGTATGGTGGTGGGAAGTATTCTAAGTATCCGTTTTATACGAGACTAGGGAAGTCGTACCTAGACATCCTTCCTGCGTATAAGTTGAGCAACAAGTATCTCGAATACTATGTACATCCCAGGCGGGAGGTGTTTGATAACCTGCGTAAGGATGTCCAGCGTTGGTCACAGCGACAGTCTTGGTACGAACCGAACGCAAACCAATACGCTGTCGACCCACTGACGTATGAGATATTCGAGCACGTTGCACGCGGTGATTTGAAGCAAGCACAGAAGTCAATCGGTGCTTATATGAAAATCGCACCTAAGATGTACATCGCGGATGGTCGTGACCCGGAAGAGATTGTACAGAATCTGAGACAGAGTTTGATGTCACGCAGACCGATTAACTTAAACGAGCGTCGCTTGCCAGGGTTTATCCAAAGTCTACCAAAGCACAAACGTCGAGTGTATCTACAAGCCAATGCGAGATACGTTGGGATGGTTAATGCATTGGTTCCGTCACAAAACTGATCTGACGTTTCTAAGTTAGAACTCTCAACTAAAGGTGTTTGATATGTACGTAACTACAGGTAGCTCGGTTGACGTTCGTGGTGTTGGTTACAGGTTGGTGTCGAGTTATGGTTGTCGGGAAGTACCTGATGCTATCTTGAAGATACCAGACCCGGTATTTCTCGAAGTACCTGGTAAGGGGAAAGATGTCGAGTATTGTGTGGTGGCTGCTTACGCAAAAGGATCGTTTAGTGATCAGGTTTCTGTGTTGATCCCTATTACACGAATGATGCCAGGGAACTTAGGAGCGAAGTGTTGTGTCGGTTGTGGTACTCGATACGTCGATACGATCGTACTAACAGAATCGATAGAACACACACCCGAACTGTTAAACAACCTCATAAAAACTGATTATGTTGGTTATGTTTGCTGGGCTTATGATAGTGAGCATAACTTTCTCTGGGCTATTAAAGGGGTTCCATTTTATGGTATGTACTCACTGTTGGCGACGTTATCGCCTGACCTTCTGGTACCTTGGTTGGAGAACCCACTTACTGTACACTTCTCCGAGACATGGGCCACGGCTCTCGCGGTATCACGTTACCCTTGGCCGTATGAGAAAAAGACGAAGCTCGAAACGATGGTAGACATAGAGGCTCTGAGCGGGAAGCGGCATTGGTGGCGGTTGGATACAGAACAGTCTGCGGGGAAACTTTATGAGACATGTGACACCATCCTGGGTGTGGCGACAGGATTCAGTCCTGACACACTAAGTGTTGCGTGTGAGTACACTCTGATGACAGCTCAAGCTATCTCTGTAGAGGATAAGCAGTACAGGATAGACTTGATGCCTGCCATTGCCGACACATGGGGACTCATCCAGGATCGTTTCGGTCCTTTAACACGTAGAAGATCTCTTTACCGGAAATAACTTCTGTTAGACCATGAGAGATTTTGAGACTGTTAATAGTCTCATCTAGTTCACGGAGAGTAACCCGGTGTCCCATCACACGTAAGATGAGAGACTTGGATACTCTCCGTTCTTTTGTTACTGGGTTGACTGGAGATCGCATTATCATGTCGATAAACTGTTTTTGTAATAGACCAAGTTCTGTGCTTGTAATCATGTTGAGAACTGTAGACATATGCTTTTCTGATAAGGAGAGAAATTGTGTCGCTCCCGCGATATGACGATCTTCTATTATCCTAGCATCGTCTTCAGCAGCTGATAAAAGCATTGAAAGTTTTAGTTGGTGGATATGTCTACGACTGGCATACCCTCGCAGTGTAGGGTTGTTGAAGAACGTATGTCCGTCATCTCCGTTATAGAATCGCATGTACTCTTTCTTATAAAAAGACATAGCAGAATCTGTAAGTTTGAACATTCCTTCGAGTCGAGCTAGTCTGTTGAGATGGTTTATCAAAGTCAACCTTAGTGATCGAGTCTCATCGGACATAACCGGATATGGTACTGGAGCCGCAGGTTGATCGACATAAACAAACACGATACGCGACGTGAGTCCACCACCGACGGCGTTGGTAGGGATCGCAGAACTCAACCAGTCGATAGTCGAACCTGCTATCATACCGAGACATAAGTCTGTAAGAACCTGTGACCCGCCTGATTTCGTGCGGTATTCCCACGACGCTTTACAATCAAAGAACTGAATTAGTAACGGTGCGATACCGGCTTCGTAACTTTGTTTGTTCAGAAACGTGGCTAACTCATCAGCGAGGATGAACCCGGTGCATGTCACTTTCATGAAATGAGCCGGGTCTTCTGTGTGTACAACTTTGAGTGAATCAATAAGAGCTTCCGGTGTCAGCTTTTGAGCGACAATGTTTGGTCCAGGTTTGATTTCTCTTAACATGTCTGAGATCATATCAATAGATGTAGACTTACGCATCTGTCCTGAACCAGCTACAAGCGTGATGTACATGTTCGGGTAGATGTTGCCTGCACCAAATTCGATATACGTGCGTCGTCCTAGTATCGCTGATATCCCAGCAATGGCAGACCACGCTGCGAACATCTGTGGAACTTCTGTGTTTGCACAAAAGTTCATGAATCCTTGAACGAAATTGAGATCTTTATGATCACTCAATGTAATACTCCGTTAATCGTTTTTGTTTAAGTTTGCAGCAATCTTTTTCTGATGCTCGAGCAGGTTATGTATATCGGGCGGAGTGAACCCAGGTGGTTTAACCCACTTCCCGTCTGCTCTACGATACGAACCAGGTGCAAACTTTCTCAAGTTAGCTATGTCAATTATACGTAAGACAGACACATCACTCACTCCGCACGCAGACAGCGTACCTATTGTTACCACGCTTAGGTCTCCGCAACCGTCTACGATTTCGACGAGATCAGGAGTATAAATTGCTGTAAACTCACAGTTGTCTAAACGAACACCGTTATGTGCGACACGGTTAAGACACGCTGGAGTCACCTTAAAACCTAAGCCTTTTATAGTCTCCACAGCTTCTTCTAAGATCAACTTCGCTCGCAGAAGTCTGACTTCCAGTGGTGGGATTGTGGGAATCCTAGGAACATCCTGCTCGGCGTGTGTCATGAAGTTTTCAATCATCGTCTGATGGTTTGATTTAATTCGTGCAAACGTTTCCATACGCTCCTCTTGCATAATAGCTCCTTAAAGTAAAATGACTTTCTGTTGGTCGTGCCAGTTGTCGCCCATACTAATGTCTGCTGGAATCACCAGTGGCTCAACGACACCTGGAAATAACAACGGGTACTCCATTAAGTTTCTAATTCTCGGTGTGTACGTGTTAACCAATTCTTTCTTACACCCAAAAACTAGCTCGTCGTGAACTTGCAAGAGCAACCTACACTCACTTCTCTTAAACGTCTCGTTTGCGAGTACAGCCGCACGATTGATGATACCAGATACGAGCGACTGGGCTTCGTCCGAATAAGCTGCTCTAAAAGTGTCTTGATCGTCAAGTCGCCCGAAGAATATACGCCTGCGTCCCATCGCGTTGATGAGCGTTCTGTTTTGTCGTAGTTTGTTATCCACTGTTGTCCACCAGATAGGAATCTCTGGTATGATTCTTCTGTAACTGTCAAGAATAAACTTGGCAGTTTCCAATGGCATCCTGTAAGTTTTTGCAGCTGTTTGGTACTGCATTGCATAATTCCCACCATAAACTCCATTCTTAGCTAACGATCGTTCTGGAGAATCGTTTCCGATTTCAGATTCAGGCTTGTTAAAGATCATCGACGCTACCATCTTATGCACGTCGAAGTTAGGTTCCACTTGATACCGTTTGATAAGCCGTTCAATTCTAGCAAGCCAGACTACGAGACGAAACTCTGCCTGCGATAGATCACACTTGAGCAACACTTCACCGGGATCAGCGATGAACATCTCACGAAAACGGTAAGAATACTTTTGTGTTTTGTCCTTCCCGCGGGGTGCATTTTGCAGATTAGTAGCTATCCATTGGGTTACACCCTCGCCGGATGAGCTAAGTCTGTCTGTTAAAGTACCGCCCACGTTATAATGCGTACGCATTCGACCGTCGGTGTTAAGTTCTTTGTTTAAGAACCCTGTTAGTAACGTGTCGATAATAGAATACTCATCGAGCACGTCGAATAGAAGTTTGTGTTCAGGGTATTTCTTAGCAAGCTTTTCACGAGCATGTTTGTCTGTCGTAGGTGATCCTGTCTTGCGGTTGTAGATTACACTAAGACCTAAAGTCTGATACAGATACTTCTTAATCTGTGTATCGCTTGACGGATTAGCTACCAGCCCACCTGACATTCCTTTAATCTTGTTGCTTAAGTCTAACGCTACCTCCTGAACTTCTAGTCTCCGTTTAGTTTTTAACTCATTGTTTACTAAGATACCCTCTTGTTCGACGAACAAAAACGTCTCAACCGCAGGTTTCTTCACAAAATGATAATAGCTCTGTGTTACTAGTGGTAAACTGTTGACATCTTTTTCTATTACGTCGGAACATTCATACGTTACAACACAGTCCCAACAGTTGTATACCCAGGTCGAGTAGTCGTCACTGGCATCGTAGCCTGAGTAATACGGTACACGAGTCAAGATCGAACACAGAAAATCAAGCCCCTTAGGTAACTCCGGGTAGAGTGTATGCCATGCAATCATCGTATCCATGTGGAGGTTTTTTACAAACACACCAGCTTGTCGAGCAAGACGTTCCATATCAAACGGTGCGTTTTGTGCTACCTTTTGTACACGTTCGTCGGACATTAGATCAGCGATACGACGCCAGATTTCGTATTCCTGTTCTGGTGTCCAGTGATTCTGGCTGAGCGGCTGGTTAGCTTCCGTGTTGAAGATCATCATACCACTACCAACTCTAGGTCGTGCCGGGTTGGAGATAAACGGAATACAGATCGCTTCGTCCTTACTACTAGCTAGTCCAAGACATCGGATAAGACTTCCTGTAGTCTCAATATCGAACGCAAGTCGTTTTGGTCGTCGACTAAGGTAAGTGATGACATCACTGAACGAAGGGTTGACGATAAATCGTGGTTTGGGAACATTGACTCCAGCATTTGTGCTCTCGTCACGTACTCTTTTAAGATCAAGCTGGAGGATTGGGTAGTCATCATACATGCGTAAGACATACGAAGGATGAAAGGTAGGCACGCACTTTCCAACCTTAGTTTCGAGTATACTCCCCCTCCAATTACCGATTTGACGGTATCCTGTGACTGCCCTGAGAGCTTCGGCTCCGAGGAGAACTGTGATATTTGGTGAAACACGATTGATTTCCTCTATCAGTTGTTGTTGAGACTGAATTAAATAATCCGACGGATTCATGCGACGCTGTAAATCTGTGTATAACAAAGAGAAGTCATTCTTTGGTGGACGATGTTTGATTACGTTGGTCATGTAACATTGAGCCGGGACAAGCCCGACTTGTGACATTAACTGACGAAGTAACTGCCCTGACCCACCGATAAACGGAGCGCCTTTGTTTACCTCCTGCTCACCTGGAGCTTCTCCGACTAAGACGATCTTTGCGTTAGTCGGGCCACTTGGTGGGACGTAGTTGTTTTTATCAGCCCAAGTTGGTAGAGCGTTTTCATGTATCACAACTTCCTCCCGTAATAAAGTTCTTGTGATGCCCGTGTAGCAGCTGTGTAAACCCAACGTCGCATGTCAAACATCGGAACCCATTGTTCAAGAACCAACACTCTTTTCCACTCAGAGCCTTGTGCTTTATGTGCTGTGAGACAGTATCCGTAGTCAAAGATTGCTGTACTTCTACGATCGTATTCGAGTACACCGTTTGTCTTAACCCAGTCGAGTCCTTCTATTAAAAGAGGAAGTTTGTAGTAAGATCTACCGTTGTCATCTGTCGCGTCGATCCAGAGTTTGGAATCATCCCAACCGTGTTTGTCTACACGTGTAACTGTCATCATCTGACCGTTGAATATACCAAACTTTCGACTATTCTCTTGACAAATAATCCGTTCGCCTGCGACAAGTAAAGGTCCACTCTTAAAACCCTTCTTCTCTCTGACAAGATGGTTAATCTTAATCCGCTCTATGTTTGTAGCAGCAATTACTATGTCAACTTTGTCTATCAGACCCAACTCGACGCTGTAAAAACCGTCTCTGTTTTTCGGGTAGATTATGACAGAAGATCCTGTCGTTTTAGATACAGACTCACTAGGATTTCCCCAAGGAAATACGTTACTCTTACCAGCTCTGGCTGCCGTAGCGAACTTCAGAATTGGTGAGTCTGCAACCTGCCTGTGAATCTCTGTCAGAGTGTAGTCAGCACTACGCATAAGATTCGGATCTTTTCCGACTGGTTCTAACTGTCCCGGATCACCGACAAACACCATCGGTAAGCCGATAGATAACAGGTCTTGATACAACTCTAACGAGAGCATAGATGCTTCGTCGATCATGAAGTATTTAACGCCAGAACTTAGAATCTCAGCTCGGCTTTTGAGGATAAACTCTAAGTCATCACCTGTTCCGACTGGTGTATAAATATAAGAGTGAATAGTAACTGCATCCCAAACACCCTTCTCCCGCATTACTATCACAGCCTTGCCGGTGAACGCCATCGGTTGACATAACATCCCATCTTTACTAAGACGGTGTATCGTTTCTTTGAGTAGTGTAGTTTTTCCAGTACCTGCATATCCAGCTTGTTTCCACGCCGGTTTGTTCTTTAGATACTGCTGGTCTTGTGAAGCTTTTTTAACATACTCAATGATATGCTTGACAGCGAACTCCTGTTGCGTACTTAAAACGATGTTAGGTTTATCAGACGTTGTAATTTCAGACATTGTAACCTCAAAGTAAAAACTAATGACGTTTCTAAACAGAAACCGTCAACTATGGCATTACGAGAAACGCTTGGGCACGTACAAAGTTGTCGCTGTCGTACTCGAATCCGATCACGTTCCGCTTGAGCATAGCGGCCATCTTAACAACGATACCAGACCCAGCTGTGGGATCCAGAACTAACTCTCCAGGTCGAGATGAGTTTTCTATTAGAGCGACGATTAGTTCTGACGGCTTTTGGAATCTGTGAATCTTCTTTTGAGCAGACAACGGAGAGTGCGTAAGTACGTTGTGCAGCTTCGGGTTTAGTAACTTCCGTGCTGGTGTCGTAGAAAGTCCAGGCTTCTGAAAGAAACAAATAACTTCATAACTTGAAGGATAATCATTTCCTGTAAAGTTAGTTGTCTGCCTTCCTTTGTACCAGATCACAGGTTGCTCGGGCACTGTGAAACCAACCTTACGAAGTTCCTGAAACAAAAAGTCTCGATACAACTCCATCGAAGCGAAGATGTACCCGTGGGCGTTGTGCTTCATGACACGGTAGTATTCAGGCAACAGGTTTTGTAATAAAGAACAAGAGTCCGCAAACGATAGGTTATCAGTTTCTTTTAGAAACGCTGTGTAGTTTGCATTCGTATCGAGTGTCTCACCGATAGAGTCTTGCAGTTCGTTCATGCCGAACGGCGGATCGTTGAGAAGTAGATCGACTGTATCTGAACTGATTGATTTAATCAGTTCCCTAGCATCGCCGAGTTTAAGCTCGTTACGGATCTCGAGCTTTTGTTCGCTGTGCTTTTTGTGTAGTGCTTCTGTGTCTAGGATCTCGGCTGTACGTCGCATCGCTGCAGACATCGGAAGATCACTAACCATCTTTTTGATATCAGGACGAGCGTTGAGTGTGTTGGCAAGTTTTAGCTTGGTACTGATTTGGGACTTACTTTCTCCAGTCATCTCCGCGGTCTTGTTTTGATTCCACGCGAGAGACGTAGATGCTTGCCCAGCTCCACCTGCACCGTACTGTTTGATCGAGAGTTCGTGGATTTGACGTAGGTTTTCAAGCTGTTCCGGCCAGGAGAGTTGGTCACGATCAACATTTTCGGCAAGCTCGGCGACTTTGATTTCAAGTTCTGTCAGTTCTTTACCGAGTCGAATCGGAATCTGCTTCCAACCCAAAGCCATGAGTGCCCGATACCGTCTCCCGCCGCCGACAAGTTGATACTTTCCATCCTCAAGCTTTTTGCAAAACAAAGGGTGCATTAGACCGATTGCTTGAATACTATCAGCCAACTCACGAATCTGTTTGTAGTCCTTTCGTGCCCGATCTGGAGGCACAACGATATCGTTAATAGAAACCAATAACTCTTCGACTTCTGTCGGTGCAGATCGGTTAGAGTTAGGAATTAAACCAGCAGTAGATGTCTCTGACATACTCAGCTCCTCAATAAAACAAGACACAAGATACAAGATACAAGATACAAGATACAAGATACAAGATACAAGATACAAGATACAAGATACAAGATACTTAAACAAGGACACTAAATGTTCTTCAGTGTCCCTGTGTAAAAGAAACGTGTCAAACCACGTCAAACTTTATCACACCTGATAACCATCGTCACCGGGGATGAGAATCTTGTTGAGAGCTGTCCCTGTGATAGCCTTTCCGCTACGCTTGTCGACGTAGTCGTTCTGCTCAACTTCACCACGAACCATCTTACCCACGAGTGAGTCCGTATCTACGCCAGAGTCAGACAGTTCCATTTGTGCAGACAAGAAGTTACGCTTGATCTGAACAAGATGCAGATTCTTCGACCTGGGTTTGAGGCTGTAATACTTAGTCAACACACGACCCTTGCTTTCACCTTCGTCGGCGACTTCGTATTCGATAACAAGGTTCTGACCATCACCAGCATTGTTAGCTGCAACTTCGCAGTTGTTCACCTTGAACGTGTACGTTCCTACTGCAACTGGTGGGATTGAATCAGGTACTTCGACAAAATTTCCTTCAATCAGTGGCATAACGAACTCCTAACGGTTTAACCGTTAAAAACTACAGACAAAGAATTGGATAAGAACACCTTACCCGTTACTAAGACTACCAAAACTATCAACAGCAGCACCGCCAAGCACTGTTGTTAATCACTATCACTATCGTTACTACGATCACGCAGATCTTCCGGCTCTTCGAGAGTAAAAACTTCTTTGATACTCTCTCGGATATTAAGATCATCATCTTCGTCGTACAAAGCTTGTAGCAGCTTTACGATGTCTGCGTGTCTTTCAATGCTTGCGACAAGGTCATTACAGTTAAGCTGATACAGCTTTACTTTTATGACTACACCGTCAGTCTCCATAATAACTCTGTTAACCTTTACCACGACATCTACCATTTGGTCTAACATTATTCACCTCCTTTCAACGGCGTTAAGGGTTTAACTGGGGCAGGTACTAACGAGATCGAGTCAGTATCAAACCCACCTGATTTTAGTATCGCTTTCATGCCGATCTTGGTGTCTGTCATATCAGCGATTGCCAACCCTGACCTCGCCACAACACTTCCGTTAGATCGGGTTTGGATTTTATAAGCTACCGAGTTACCAGCACCTATAACCAGTTTCATATACCATATCTCACTGAAATAAGCACCGAGTGTTGCTGGAAGTTTTCTTCCGATACCAAGAATTTGTCGTGTTGTTTTTGTGACAGAGTTTCCAGACTCGTCTTTATCTTCTTCTGTTATTACCATTTCATGACAGTTCATAATAACAATAATCGGCCAGGTTCGTATCATGCTCAGGATAAACTGTACCTCGTTAAACGCTAGTCCCCACTCCGGTTGTGTCGGCTGTGATGGATCCATCAGTTTCCTTTTCTGCTTACGAATCATACGCATAGCAGACTCTCCCATTGTCGTAAATGAATCAAGTATCACGGCTTTCTTCTTATACGATTTGGAGATAATACTATTATGTATCGCAACGACACGAGCCTTAAAGGTCTCCCATGAATCAGGGTTCATAGCATCTTTGTCTATAAGCTGATTCCACTCAACTAGCTTTCTCGCCGAGCTGAACTGATCCACTACTGATAATGGTGGTCTTACGTTACCATCCATGTCAAGGACTTCCGCTTCGGCTCCCAAAGTAAACGCAAGACTTGACTTCCCGCTCGCATATGATCCTACGAGCAAAATCTTAGGTGGCCTCAACAAATTGTTGTTACAAGCATCTTCGATAGTAGGCATAGGACTCCTTTAGACATCTTCAACAGGTCGTGTTTCGATCTTCTTCTTAGCGTCACTTAACAAGTTAATCACGATACCTAGTATCTCCCGCTTTGGGTAATACAACTCAAACGGTGAGTTAGATCTCGATCCGACCAACCCTATTCGTTTAAGTTCACGTAAGTGATGACTTGTTAGTTGCACGCTAAGTGCAAGATTATCACAGATTGTAGAGACAGAGATTGCCTTGTTCCCAAAACAGAGATACAAGAATATCTTAAGTCTTACACCGGCTCCTAATCCTTTGAACACATCAGCTATTTCTTCTAGTTTTTCACTAGTCAAAACTAGAGTACCAGAAAGTTCTGGGTTACTCATAACGACTCCTTGGTTAAGTTTGCGGTTAACTAAACACTCCAGTAGACACTCCGTTGTCCTTGAAGTAATGTAAGTCAAGTTTCAGTGACACCTGCGTCATGTTTGAATACCAACAAGATTGACACATTATCAGTTTCGAGTCTTGTTTGTTCTCAAACCCGATACCAAACATACCAGTAGTTTGACAAAGAAAGTCTCGGTTCGACTTTGTCAAACTCTTCTGCTGACAATCATGTACATATTCACAGAATAGTCTCCAATCTTTTAAGTCAAAACTAAAATGATCAACACTCGACGAAAACATAGTAAAGTGTCGGTACGTTCTTGTCACATCGCATACATAACACTTAAACTTAAAACACCGTAAGTGTTGTCTGTTAAACTGTGCCATGACACCCTCCAACCCGACAGTTTTGGTTCAGAACCGTCAAAGTGTGATTGTGATACCCTTACCATCTTCGTTCACAGTGTACGACGCATCGCTTGCTTTAGTATCACTCGCTTGTTCTTCGAGAAGTCGAAATGGTTTGTAATCCGACTTAACCAAGAAATTCCGCATGGTTGTCCAATTTGGTATGTAACACAAATTCTTAAACTCACACACGCCTCCAGGTACACCGAACATCGAATACGGTGAGCAACCACTGAATTGCTTGGGGAAGTCTTTACGTTCGATGTAGAACTCGATCATCTTTGCTTGGAAGATAACCCACCGGACAAAATCATCGAGAACATTTTGTTTTATGTAAATAGGTTTTACGATACTCTCAGGTGTCGTCTTTGATACCGCCTTCGCTACATGGAATGCGTGTAAGAGTACTCCAGGACAAGACTGATTATAAAGCGTTCTGGCAGCTAAGACGTAGAGCATCAGTTGGGTGTTGAGTTCAAATGAGTTAAGCGTCCAGTCGGCGAGACTACTCGCGGTCTTAAACTCTGTTACCCATTCTTCTCCTGTTGACAACAACACACTAAGAGCGTCGATGCGAGATCCTACTAGGAATTTACATCCTGGGATTCTGAGCACAAACGGGATCTCGTATTCGTTTTGATCTCCGGTTACGGCTAGGTTAGATATCAAAGGTTTCTTGATTTGATACATTTGATATTTAGCCGTATTCGAGTGATTAAACAACGCATGCATAAAGATACGTGTCGCCACGCCGGTGTTACGCTTGTCGTCGTTAAACTGGTCACGAGTTCCCCAAACGTCCTCAAACTTCTTAATCGCGAGCTTTATGTTTGACTCCGCTAATACATACGGAAGCCCTGCGTGGATCGCTTCACCGAATTTTAACGGTAAAGCCTCGCTCGGGAACATTAGTCCACAAACATGGGTGTAGAAAAACAACCTGGGACATCGTGCGAATTTAGACAACCCTGTGGTTGAAAGGATTTTGAACTCCTCAGCGTACTGCCAGCCATCCATTTCGGATTCGGAGAGAAGATCTGGGTCCAGTGTTATAGTGCCGATTTTGTCGTGTACTTGAGGTAGACTGAGAGCTTGGTTTTGAGTTTCATTCATTTTGTGTATCCTGTGAGAAGATTCGATACGCTGTCATACGAAGCTTGATTATGATGTCACGTTTTATTATTCCGACAAACTGTCGAGATCTGTTGATCTTTTCAGATACAACCTGATCGTTATCATCGTAATAAAACGAGAAAAGAATAACCATCTTTTCTAAAACACCGAGATTCGTGTTTTCGATTAAAGTTTCTAACTGTTCAACCGTTACGCTGAGTTCGTCGTCGTCGTCTTGTATTCTTAAGTCGACGTGCCTGTTAGCTAAGCCAGAGTTTTCTCTCGCGACTTGTTCTCTAAGCATAGATCTTAATGCATCATACGTTGCATGTTTGATTTCTATCCTATAGAGTGGACGATCGAGCTTGATAGCTCGTATCCAAAGGTTTTGAGCTAGATCTTCTACATCAAACGGTGGCCTGACCCATCGTTTTATTTCACCGCATAGGTAGTTAAAATACGAGATGTTTAAGATCTTGTCCGACGAGAAGTTTAACATGCTCTGGTTTAACAGATCGTCCATGAATGACGGCATGAATAACTACCTTTCCGTCAGGTGTAGTTAAAATCTTCCTGATAGCTGCGGATAGATCTTTTTCTGAGGAACAATTTTTCACTTCATGGACTTCGATCTTATAAAGCCATCCAGATTCCATTGAAGTAACGATAGTTGTTGTGTCTGTTGCGGTTAGTGTGTCTGTTTCGTTTGTCATAATAGTTTCCTAAACTTTCTGGTTAAACATCGCCATGATCTTAGCGACTTCAGCGGCTACGTCTGTTACCTTCTTACCACGTTTACCACCCAACCCACGAGGTTTCTTCGGTGCGTTGGGGTCTTTTGGTTGCCTGGTCTTCCGCCGCTTGACAAGCGATTGGATTACAACCATTCGATGACTCTGAAGATCATTGACAAACGATCTCGGTCTGTCATAGAATGATAACACATCCGGAATCGTAGGTTTGTACAGTGGTTTGATATCACTAATACCAGACACGTTTGTTTTTACCAGCTCACCTGTGTCTGGTTCTACCAGTTCGACATAATCTTCCAGTCTTTTTGATAAAACAAACCTACGATTCTGATGCGTACACCATAACATAACAACAACTCCTCTCAAACGGGTTTAGTTTAGCAACCACTTTCGAGCTTAAAACAAAGCTCTTTCATAGCTTCGTCGTAGATACGACCTGTCGGACTAACTCGATTACCGTTCTGGTCGGTACAGTCAACTTCGACATCGTCGATATACTCCGAATCATAACCGACATCCGGCTCTGCTGATCGTACAACACAAGTCGCACAAACGTCGATATCTACATCTTCCCCGTCCGGATCAATAGGATCCGGCAACGTCGTGACAAACGATACTTCTAGGACTTTCATACAGACTCCTTGCAGCTAAGCTGCGTTAAAGGTAAAGTGAGACCTACGGGGTTCGAACCACGTATAAGATCAATGTGATGAGTACTCGATCTTGTTTTTACCGTCTGTTAAACTAAGGTCTCAAAAACCCACAGGAGAGGCTCAGACTCCTGTGGTACTTGTCTGCCGCGAGGCTAATAGCAGCAGACTTGTAATTCTCCGGGTAGTGTTTTAGTCTACCCGGAGAGGTTAAGTGTTACCGTTACTGACCCGCGATACCACCCTGCTGATCACTTGTGTCAGCGGCATCGTTGGCATCAGCTTGTGAGTTCTGCTGTGCTGCTTGTGCAATCATTTCCTTACGGCGAGACTCATGCTCGCCTTCGAGTTCTTTCATGCGACCAGCAACCCAAGCTTCACCGCCACCAGGTTGACCAGCGATCTCTTTCATCTTCTCGAGATCAGTTTGAGCAAGTTTGAAGAACTCACCCAGAGCCTGCTCTTTCAGTTTCTCCTGACTTACAGGCTGATTAAACTGCGAACGGACTCTGTTCTTGCTGTTCGTCGAGTTTTGAGTCGTGACCAAAGACAAGGCATAGCCAAGTCCGTTCACGACACGACCCTCAGACGTACCGAGCAAACCACCGCCTGCTGATTCAGTACTCTGTTGAAGATAACTTCCACAGTCGATGAAACCTGCCACCAGTTGACGATCTTCCGGTGACATGGACTGAATAACTGCATCCAAGTTGCTGTCGTCCATCGGACCGAAATCCGGTGTCGAGACACGACCAACAACCTGCTGAGCAGACTTGACAACTTCACTGTTGAATTTCCGAGGCATAACTTACTCCTGAGCATAGCTCTTTAGAAAGGGTTTTTCAGACCCCACTCTTCTTGAGAATCACTTTTGGACGTTTCTAAGACAGAATCGTCATCGGGTTGGATTCTCGCTAACCCATCTCGCACGTACAGCTCGATCTCTTCTACCAGAAGCCAGATAGGAAACTGAAGAATTTGACCGTTGCTGGATATCTTCTCTCCCCAAGCTTGAATCTGAGCACGACCCAGGGCGGTGCTGATACTGATAATGCGACACCCGAAACCAGTCATCCAGGTGTAGGTTACCTGACGTGGTTTGAGTGAAACATTGGCAGAAGCAAGGTCGCGATAGATTGTTTGTTTGAGAGTTAGCATGATACCAGCAATTCAAGTTGAATCCAAGTTGAAGGATATTAAACGGTTTAGTTTCTGTTTCTGTTTACTTCTGAAACGTCTGACTAACATTCTGGATCTTATGCTTGCTGATAAGCACTACGAGTCCAGCTACGTTGTTAACACGAAACTGGTCATCGGCAACCCATTGTCCGCCAGTTGCTTGATGAGACAAAGCGACACTCGCCTTTGCCTTTTCAAGATCGTCGAACAGACCGTAGAAGATTCGATTGTGATCTGTAACGACGTAGAACTCTCCATCGG